AGTTGGTCGGCATGGATCGTCTTTCCAAGGAACGGATACTTGAAAGCGCTGACCAAAACGAAGTCTTTGTTCATCTTCGCATCCCAGATCTGCTCCTTGAATTTCAGATAATTATGCCGGTTGATTTTGACGGTAAGCGTCCCGTTAGGATCCTCCAGATACAATGTAACGCTGTCTTTCAGTTCTGGATTCTTGACCGTCGCCGGGTCGAGGTCTTCACCCGTTCTGGAGCGGTGGTCTTCGAACAGATCCTTCAGGTTTCGATCCTTCAGACGTCCGAGCACGACGCCGCGCCATTTCACGTCCTCGTAGGGAACGTCTTCGGCGGTTGCTCGTGGCATCGGAAGCCCGGGCAACTCGTCGTCGCGGATGGCCTTCTTGATCGCGTCTACAGAGCGCTGGATCTCGCCAATTCCGAAGGGGTCGTCGCCGCTGGCGAACTCGCGAATCTTGTCAACCGTCTTCGGACCAAATCCCTTGATCTGGGTCAGGTCGTCCCACTCTTGAATTCCAACTTCGCGCTCGAACTCTTCGATCAGAATAGCCTTGCTTTCGCCGACCCCGGGGATCTGCGAGTAACCGGCGCGAACTCCCGACTCGTGGTCTTCACGAAACGGCTTCCAAGTCATGCCGGTTCCGACCGAAGGAGGGCGAACCTTGTAGTCGCGGTCGAAGCGCTTGTCGGCCATGTCGCGCATCAGGATTACCTGCTTGTCGACGTCCTTGGTCTTCTGCAAGGTAGCGGCGTAGAACTCAAGCGGATGATGCTGCTTCAACCACATTGCCCAGAAGCCGAGCATGCTGTAGGAAACACAGTGCGCAATGTTGAACGCATAGGTTCCGGCGGTCACCATTCGCTTCCAGATTTCCTTGGCTGTCGGCTCGTCGATTCCCTGACTGGCAGCGCCCTCGTTGAACTGCTCCCAGAGCGCGTTGAACGCGGACTCGCCCTTCTTGGAGCTGATGATCTTTCGGATGGCCGAACGGTGTGTCCAAGGAAGCTTCCCGATGTCACCGCAGATCTGGAGAATCTGCTCCTGATAAATGATCTGCCCTTCTGTGAATTCGCAGATCTTCGAGACCATGGGATGGAGCTCTTCCTTCTCCTGCTGCCCCTTGCGAATCGCTAGATAGTCGCCGGTGCTTCCCGAGTGCAATGGACCCGGGCGGGACAGGGCGTTGATGGCTGCAAGATCCATGAAGTTGTTGGGCGACATCTCTTGGCAAACCATCTTGGTTGTGCGACCCTCAAACTGGAAGATTCCGACCACATCCGCACGCTTGAAAGCGGCGAGCGTCTTGGGGTCGTCCATGGGCAGGTCGTACAGGTCTTCGAGGGTCATTCCGAGCATGTCAATCGCGTTCCGGATCATGCCCATCGTGGTCAGCCCTAGCGCGTCAAGCTTCATGAGCCCAAGGTGCTCCCCGTCGTACTTGTCGACCGACAGAACCCGAACCTCCTTGGCCGCTACTCCGGTGCCAACCTTCTTGGCATAGGTGGCCACGTACTGGTCGAGCGGCTGTGCTCCGATAACCAATCCTGCTGCGTGAACGCCGAAGGACTTGTAGTTGCCCTCAAGCTCCATGGACTTGTACAGCGCCGGATACTTGTCAAAGATCTCCTTGACCACCGGGAACATCTCCACCGTGTCGCTGATGCCAGCGTCGAAGCGGGAGTCACCACCAGAGCGCTCAACCAAGAAGTCCTTCGCCCGGGCAACCTCGAACGCCGGAATCTGATAAACGCGAGCCACGTCGTCGATCGCGTTCTTACCACGATAGCGGGTGAACGTTCCGATGTTTCCAACGCGGTCGATTCCGTACTTCTCGATCATAATGAGACGAACCTCGTCCCGGCGCTCGTCCTCGAAGTCGAGGTCGATATCCGGCTCGTCGTTTCGGTCTGGTGCGATGAATCGCTCGAACAGCATGGAGGGATACTCCATGGGATTCACTTCGGTGATTCGCCAGAGGAAGCAGCACAGCGAAGCGGCTGCGGAACCACGGGCTGGACCAACAAGCACGCCCCGGTCTTTCGCCGTCCGAACAACGTCGCCGAGCACCGCAAAGTAGTCGAGGAAGTCCTTGGTCTCCATGAGGCCAAATTCGTACTCTACGCGCTCCTTGTACGCCGCTTTCGTCTTCGGGCTGAGGTTGTTGAATCCTCTGTACTTCCATCCTTCGTTGAGCCAGTGTCGAAGGACTGTTCTCGTGTCAACCGGGGCGGCTTCTTCTTGGGCGGCCACGGCTTGAGATCGTCGACGGTTCCGGGGTATCGGATCCGATCCATTTTTGGTAGCTCTACGTTGCATCGTGACGCAACCTCCTGTGTGTTGTCGATAGCGGCTTCTGCATCCCGCTTGCTGAGCCCGGTGGCTCGCAGATCGTCGAATATTTGCTTGTCGCTGGTTGGGTAAGTCAGCAGGATGTCGTACTCCCATTCGGCTTCCGCTGCGGCAACGGTTCCGGTGTTTCGCCCAGCCGCGTGCAGGATCTTCTGCATCTCGTTTTGCTCCGGCTTCGGATAATGAACGTCGCTGGTTGCGAGGAGCGGAACCTTGAACTCCTTGGACCAGATTGCGTACTGCTGATTGATGAGCTTGGTGCGCTCCAAGCCGGGGAATCTTTGGGTCTCCAGATAGAACCGGTCGCCAAGGATTCGCTTGTAAGCTTTCAGCACCTTTACAGCCGCGTCGTAATCCGGCTCCAAGCCCTTACCGCCGAGCAGTTGCGAAGGGATATGTCCGTCTGCGCAACCAGAGGTCATGATGATGTCTTCTTGATTGTCTTTCAGGTTTGGAATAGTGACCGTTGGCCAGCGGTAAAAGTCATCCGCCCAAGCCCGGGTCACCATCTTCATCATGTTCCGATAACCGTCGAGATTCATTGCCAGCATGGTCTGGTGCCACTTGCGCTGGTTCTGGGTCTCTCGCATGTCTGCCATGGCCGTGTAAGCCTCGATCCCGAAGATCGGCTTCACATTGTGCGCGAGCGCCGCCTGTTCCAGCTTCACGTGCGAACTAACGTTCCCGTGTTCCGTCAACGCGACGGCGCTCATGCCCAACTCTTTGATGCGAGCCACGTGCTCTTCGGGCAAGCCGAAACCGTCCATGTACGAGAATGTACTGTGTCCGTGTAGCGATACGTATTTCATGCTTCTCCAATGAGCCGTGGCTGGTTAGCCGAGACCGGTTTCAGACGCTCCGAATGGGTCGCCTTCTTCGTCTCGTTTTTCGAGCATTTCTTTGTCCAGCGCTCCGAGGATTCCAAGGTATGGAATCATGTCGAGAAGGCTGTCCGGATGCCCCTCGTCAAAGTTGACAACGTATCGCGTCAGCTTGACGATGATGAGCTCGAAGATGTGCCAGCGGTTGTAGTCCTCTTCAGTCTTCAGCCCGGGGCGTCCTTCAGGGAACAGCGCCGCCATCGTGCGACCAACGAGCTTGTAGTTGTCCTTGTAAACCGAGGAGCGATCCTCGTAGGTGTCCTGAGCGGTTGTCAGGATGTGGAGAACTTGCTTCTGGTGTTCGGAGTGTTGAGCTATCCAATAGGGGCAGCCTATATCGCAGTCCTTGCCGAAGTCGTGACTGTGCGACATCACGAGTTGGCCTCGATCCGCTCAATGACCTTGGTGCAAACGCCGAGCGTTGCGCGTGTGTCGTAGATCGTGTAGTGATAGGTTCGACCGGTCGAAAGAAGGTACTCGTTGGTGTGGCTGGTCGTGTAAACCTCTTGGATGATCGGCGCGTCGAAGGTTGGTGCAGGCTTGTCCGCTTCGGCGTGGATTCCGTAGTGGCAGATATGACCGCCCGGGATCCCGTCTGCGTAGTTGTCGCCGTCAGTATATCGGAGGATCTCGACTTCCATCCCCATGTCGTAGTTGAACAGGAGCTTGGCTACGTTGGTCCCTGCGTGGCCTTTGACCGTTCCCGTGGCCACGACGTTGTCCTCAACCCACTTCGCGTCTGACAGCCCAAGCTGAGCCTTGATACGGGCTTCGTCCTCGTCGTTGTACGCGATGAACGCCAACTGGTCAATCTTTCCATTGAACATGTTACTTTCCTCCATTGATGGTGATGGTTGAGCCATTGAGGGCTTCTGGTCCAGTGAGCGCAAACAAGACGGTTTCTACAACCTCCTGCTTGGCCACTCTTCGTCCGAGCACGGAACCGGCGTCCTCGTACTGGCGAGCTTGTTCCGGCGTCCAGTTTCGGAACGCCGGGATCTCTTCGGCAAGCGCCCTTGTCATGGCGGTGTCCTCCACCACGCCCGGGGAAACAGCGACCGTGATCCAGCGCGGCGCAAGCTCCCGAGCCATGACGCGAACCGCCATCTCGAGACCGGCCTTGCTTGCGCAGTATGCGATGCTTCCGCGCATGGGCGTGTCAGACGCGTCTGAGACAACTACTGCGCAACGCACTTCGGCTTTCGGCCACTGGCGCTCGTGCACCGAAGCGACCAGAACCAAGCCGGTCAAGTTGACATCGATGACCTCTCCGAAATTGAAGACGTTAGTGTCGCGGATCCAGCTAAGCTTGGACATCCCGGCTGAGTAAACGATCTCGTCGAATGGTCCATGCTTGCCGATGTAATCGTCGATAGTGGTCTCGTCGCGAACGTCAAGCTCGCGCACGGTTGGCTTGTAAACCATCCATCCAATTCTTCCACCACTACTGAGCAGGGTACGGGCAACCGCGTCGCCGATACCGTCTGTGTGTCCTCCGATGATCAAAGTTTTCATGCGCCCTCTCCTCTGTGTTCTTCGATGAGATCCCAAAGCTGGATCCCCATTTCAAGCGTGCTGTCGGCAACCGGAACGCCAGTGCGAACCTTGCGGAACGCTTCGTTGTGTCCACCGGCTCGAAGGATGGCCGGGATCCCGAGCGACTGGGCTGCGATAACGTTCTCCGGAAGGTCGTCCACCACACCAACGATGCGGTCAACTCCTACGATGTCTCGAAGGTCGAGATACTTGTCTTCGCCATAGATGACGCCGTCAACCCGTCCTACGTTGTGCTGGAGCCAGAACTGGGTATCGGGGTCGATGTTGTCGAGCCGCTGCCAAGGGCGAGTAGTGGCGATCCAGACCTGCACACCAGCCTTCTCGCGGATGCCCGTCACCATGTCGCGGATGCCCTTGAACGGCGGGATGGAGCGCTTCATTCCACCTTGGCGATACGCCAACTTGATCTGGCGATAGGTCGTCTTGTCGAGGTTGAGCGCTTCGCTGAATTCGCCTCCTTCGGCGAACTCCCATTTCACCTCGACCGGGCGTTGCAGATACAGTTCTGCGAACCAGCGGAAGTGCTCGTAGTAATCGGCGAGCGTCCCGTCGATGTCGAGCGCCACAACGGGCGCAAGCGGGTGCAGTCTCATTCGTCTTCTCCTAATTCAAACAGTTTTCGTGCAACGTTGGTCATGAATTTATCACCAACAAAGTCTCGCCACGGCTCGCCGTAGCGGTCAGCCGTAACGATGCCGCCCTCGTGAAGCTTGAGCGTGTACTTGCCACCCTCGAAGTCCATGGAAAGCGGATAGCGCCGCCCCGGGATCGCGACCCCGGCTTCTAGCTCATCGCCCGTCACGCCGTCGCCTCCTTGCCATCGAGAATGTTCTGGACAACCTCAGCCGCTTCGAAGTACGACTCATGGCTCAGGACACCCTTCTCCCAGCGCCCGTAGCGACCCATGCGGATGATGTCTGGATGGCAGGTGCAGGTGGTGGAGAGAGGCTTGCTAACGGCGTGAACCTTGCCCGGGTAGTTGGGGCGAGCGCTGTCGGGGAATTCGGTGTTCTCCCAGCCATGGATTCGGCTCTGGCGATACCACCAGTCACCGGCTTCTCCCGAGCACACAACGAGGTTGTCGCGAAGCTCGCCGTCCGAGCCGAATTCGAAGTCTCCAAGCGACTTGATCGTCTCTGTAACCCAGACGTTCTGCGATGCAAAAGAGTGCGTATTCGGACGGTCGCAAAGCGCGTTTGCCGGGATGGTCGAGACTGTTGCGTCGAACATCTTCTCTCGGATGGAGAGCACCGATCGCCCCGCTTCTGTCGACAGGTCTACATTGGTGATGTAGCCCTTGTAAAGCTCCCAACCGGCGTCGTAAGCTTCGCGGATGTCCCAAGCGTCCGAGACACCAACGAGCGTGGACGGGCTGACCAGAATGTCGCCCATGTCTCCGTAAACCTTCTCGCGATATCCATCAACGGTTCCGTTGAGCTTGTACTCAACCTTGAACGGGTCGCCGGACAGCCCGGGGATGGGCATGTGGAGGTACTGAGCGCCTCGCATGAAGCTCTTACGACTCTTCGAAAGAATCACCGGCGTGTGACCGGCTTCCGCGACGGCGTGAGCGGCGAAGATTCCCGCTGGTCCGCAGCCGAGAATTCCAATCTTGAGCTTACGCATTCTCTATCCTGTCTTTCATTTGTTTGGGGATGGAGCGCTCGCCCTTGGCGATGAGCGCTTTGTCGTACTTGCTGAGTCGGAGTTCATACCCTCCGGCCTCGTCGCAAACTGGCCACAAGTAGGGCAGATTGGTTGGGGTCTTCTTCCAGTCGTAAACGTCTGGCCAGCGGCGCATAAGGTTGCTCCGGTGTGATCGCAGAACGTCTGTGTCGGCGACCCATGGCGGAACTTGGAACGCGGCGTCTTCGCCGACGACCTCTCGGAGCGCCGTTATGGTTGCCGCAACCTCCAACGACGAGTGGGCGGCTGTTACACCATGCGCCACTAGCTTGGCCGCTGCCGCAACAGAATAGGCTCCGAGCGCCGTCTCATACCCTTGCCACATGAACTTCAGCGGTGCTGGTGCCTCCTCACGCCCGTCGTCAGGTTCGGCGTAGACCAACTCGTTCAGGAGCGCGGCTGACTCGGTATGAGCCAAGGCAAGCTGCGGAAGGGCGAGCGTTTCAACTGAGTCGAACAGCGACATGTTCGTCATCCATGTCATCATCAGCGCACCCGCTTCGAGTTGCGGTGATCGACGACCATCTTACGATTCGGATAGCTCCGGCTCCAGAGTTCGACGAAGTAGGTTGTGGTCATGGTGCTGACGCGGAAGCCGTTGATTGACCTCCACACGAAGCGGAATTTCGTGCTCTTCAGGAACAAGCGGCTTGTGGTATAGCCGATGCCCGGTTTGCCGTAGTTGTTGGCGATGATAATTTGCATTTTGGGATCCTCCCCGGTCGTAGTCCTTTACGGGAGCCGGTCGTTGAACCGGCTCCCGCCTAGCTTACTCTATTTCGGATTAGGTTACGCGTCGTCCCCGTCTTCCTTCATCTGAGTGGCGAGCGCCTGAAGCGCTTCGATAGCAGCTTCAACCTTGGCAAGCTCCGGGTAACGGGTCTGCGCGATAGCCGCAACAGCGCGGCCAGCCGCGACGCGGATCCTCTTCTTGCCAGCGGTTGCTTCGTGAGCCGCTACGATAGCCTCGATGATCGGGTCGCCAGCGGTTGCGATGTCGAAGCTTTCGCGATTCCATTCGCTCTGTCCTTCGAGGCGGTTCTTTACTTCGCCTGTGCGGAAGGAGTACTTCGAGGTGTCGAGCAGGAGGCGGTATTCAACACCCTTCGCGGTCTCAACAACGAGGCGGCTCTTCAGAACCTTCTTGACCGTGAGCTCTACGAGGCGAACGGAATCGACCGATCCGTAACGAGGGGTGATGATGCGAACGAGCTTGTCCCCGACACTCAGGTCAGCGGCGTTCATGTTGTTGTAAGCTTGTCCGTTTACGTGGCTGGTGAAGTTTTGCATTTCGAAGTCCTTTTCGAGTTCAGCCTCCGACCTTCGGAAGCGGTGATATAGATAGTATGCATGATGAATTCGAATAAAGCAAATCTATTATTCATTAAACTCTTCTTCCAGCTCGCGAACAGCCTTCAGAAGCATCGGCGTCATCATGATATCACCACGGGATTTCAGCCTAACTAGGTTCCATTTCAGGAGCGCTTGAACGGCTTGCTGAGCTTGGGAATTCTCCATCCCGCCGAACTCTTCGAAGTTCTTGGCACGGAAGGTATTGCCACCAACCATGCGCAGAGTCAGGAGCACGCTGTCTTGGTGCTCCCGGAGATATGCAACGCACAGGCTGTACTTCTCATGAGCCTTGGCATCAGCCGTGATAGCACGCTTGCTCGCTCGGGCATAACCCATAGCCGGTTCCTCGTAGACCTTGTCCAAGAATCGAACCGCGTCGCGGATGTGCTCGGCGTTGACGAGGAGCTTTCCGCGCCGGTTCACGCTGAAGGTTCTGGCTGCGATAGCGGCTGCAATGCGCAGGAGCTTGAAGCGCACATTCTCGCTCTGGATCAGAGGTGGATCGCTGATGTAACGCTCGCCCATTTCCATGGACGATTTGATGACCTGCTTCTGAGCCGCTTCGGACACCACAACGTCGTTCCGAGTTAGCGACCAAACCCACTTCACGAGAGTCTCGGATGCTTCGCTGGAGTACTCCGGGCTGTGGTGCTCGGAGAACCCGGCGTTGATGACCTTGGTGTCGACATCACCCTTCGCGGTTGCCATGACAAAGTCGAACCGGGCGACGTCTTCCGAGTTCGGAACGACGGTTCGGATAGCGCCCATACCGGCCATCGGATTGTCGCCAACCATAGATCCATCGGCGGGGTTCATTATCCACGCCAGACGGGTGCGTGCGCTGGTCTCCTCGGATGCGATCTTGGTCACCTGCGCAATGCCGGAAGAGCGGATGGAAGACATCTGCTCGATAACGTCCTTCTCCTTCAAGCCAGAGACCTCATCCAAGATGACTAAGCGCCGGTCGTTCATGGGGATGACGCCCCAAGTCATATGCCAGCGCCCGTCAATCTGCTGGACACCACCAACCAGACCGGCGAACGACATACCCTCGCAACTTTGGAGGGTTCCGGATCGGTAGTGCTTGATCAGTCGAGCGCCGATCTCCGACTTGCCCGTTCGGGTGTCTCCGACCACGCCCATCTCCAGCCAGCCCTTGTCGATAAGCATGTCGCCGATCTTGAAGCTGAGCACGCTGTGCCAGACCAAATCGTAGCCAACGTGGAGGATGTCTCGTCCGTAGATGTGGGTAACGTTCTCGGCCATGTCCGCTGCGATCTCGAAGCACTTGTCGAGCGGTGATTGGTCGGCTCTCGGCTGGAAGGCTTCCAGCATGGTTTTGCGCTCCGGCGTCATCTCGAACTTGTCGATGTCCATCTCAACCGGCTCGTTCAACCAACTCATGAACCGAAGCTTTCCGGTCTTGGGATCCGGAACGTTCTTTCCAACGAGCCGAACCTTGCGATTGACCGTGCTCGCGTGTGTGCTAATGCTGAACGCGGTTCGGCGAACCGGCTGTTGCGTTTCGTCGTCGCGCCGGTCGTCAACTGAAGGCTGGACCAGAAGCTCTTCGACGTGATAATTCTCGTCAACCTCGAACTCAACCCGGTCGGAGCAACGCGCTCCGGTGATTTCGCGCAACAGGATCTTTCGGCGCTGTTCGGCAACGTCGATGAACCGGAATAGCTGGTCGTCGTCCTCTCGGATTTCGATCTCGGCTTGACCGTTGCGAGCGGCGATTGGACACATGGTGCAAGCAGCGCCCTTGCTCTGGTCGCAGGTTGCGGTGATGAGCTTCGGCGCGGTGTACGGTTCCTGCTGCTTGCCGGCAATGGAGACTGTCAGTTCGAGAACCTTGTTCTGATTGCCCTGCGACATGCTGTCGCCAAGGTTGGCTCGGTCGCCGGTCTTCGCGACGGGCGTGCTCACGGTGGCAACGCCGCCCCGGTCGAGCGCGTCCGACATGAGCTCGCGGAATTCCCGCTCGCTGTGCCCCTCCAAGTGGATGTAATCCGTGATGTCAGCGCCCTTGGTTGTCATCGGCAAGTTGATGACGAACACGTTCCGGGCGAACTCTTTCAGGATGGATTCAACCCGCTTAGCACCCTTGCGACCGGCGTCATCCGCGTCGTAGCAGATCCAGACATCCTTGTCCACGAAGCTCTGCGCCCAAGCTGCTCGAAACGTTCCCGCCCCGGCTGTGTGCGTCACCGCTGGAATGCCGGTCTGGTTGAGCAGGATGCAGTCGGTCTCGCCTTCTGTGATAACAACCTCTTGTGCGTCGCGCAGGATGTCCGGACGGAACAGAACGGCGGTTCCGTGACCGGGCAGATTCAGCATCTTGTTGCTGTGTCCCCCGCCCATCTGATAACGACGAACGTTGACCAGATCGCCGTGCTCGTCGCGAACCGGAATCGTGATGCGACTTCCGTCCCATCCAAGCTCCCATGCGATGATCGTCTTGCGGTCGAAACCGCGCTGGTCCATTACGGCTTTCAGCTTGGTCTGATTGGACAGGAGAGCCTGAGCCCACTTCTCGATCTGGGACTGCGGTGGAAGCGGCGTTGAACTGTTGCCCAAGCGCTCCTGCACGGCTTTGGTGTAGCTGGGATCGGAATGGCGACCCCGCATGCTCTCGGCGCGGATGTCGAAGCCGCGCTCCTTCTTCAGATCCTGGACAAGCGCATAGATGCCACCGCCATGATTACCCTTCAGGCAGTTCCAGACACCCTTGTCTGCGTCCATGGAGGCGCTAGGCGTCTTGCTCGATTCGGGGTCTTCGCAGATGGGGCAGAACATGCGCTGCTCTCCATCTTCGCTTTCTTCACCTACTGCGTAACGGCTGAAAGCGGCGCGAACGGTATCCGGCTTGTACTTCTTGTCCTTGGTGCTTGTTGCCATGCTGTTAATTCGCTCCTTGCATATTGGCCGAGTCTGCTGATAAAGAAACACTATAGAGAGGTATATAAATCTCTCTCTCCTTCGTGGAAGTTAGTGATGTAGTTCATAAGTCCGGTCGTGTTAGCCCAGCCGAGTCCGTCGCCTAGTCTACTCCGGCCTGAAAGTTTTCATCCCCACAATCATCCCACAATCCCCACAATCATCCCCACAATCGAAAGACGGAATTGTGTGAGTGTCTTCCGATTGTGAGGGTGATTGAGGGATGATTGAGGTGCTATTGGGGATTATTGTGGGATTATTGTGGTGATTGAGGAATCCTCTTCACCTAAGGCTCCCGGGGCGACGACGTCGGCACTCGGCTGTCGCAGCCCGTTGTTTCTTGCGCGTCAATGAGGAGGATGGCCAGAGACTGGGGATAACCGCACCGGGGCTACTTGCTCCCCAGATCAGATTTCCGATCAGCCTCTGGCCATCCTAGTGGTTCAGCCTAGAAAGGCGTCTCGTCGCCGAACTCGGCTTCGAGGATTGCGTTGACGAGATCCTCGTCGGAGTTGCGCTTCAGGATGGTGTAATCCGGTGCAACCTCCTTCAGAATCTTACGAAGGGCGGGACGGGCGAACTCGGAAAGTTCTGCACGACGCTCTTCTTCCTCGTCGTCGTCTTCCTCTTCGTCGTCTTCTTCTTCCTCGTCGTCCTCTTCGATCTCTTCGACATCGTCCTCTTCGACTTCTTCTTCGTCGTCGAGCACCTCGGCCTCGTCGCTGAATTCGGCGTCGAGGATCCGGTCGATGATCTTGTCCTTGGTTCCCGAGATTGCAACTCCGAGTTCCTTGGCGATCTTCTTCAGAGCGGGGATTCCGAGACCGGCAAGCTCCTCGGCTCGCTCGTCCTCTTCAGTCGCCTCTTCTTCGATCTCGTCCTCGGCGTCGTCGTCATCGGCGTCTTCGAGCAGGTCGTCGTCCTCGGAGACCTTGGACTTGCCCTTGCCAGAACCAGCCTCTTCCTTGAACCGGAAGAGACCTCCGACAGCGGGGCGCTTCTCCTCGTTGTAGGTCTCGAAGCCCATGTCGATGTTTACGACCATACCAACCGGGTTCTTGCCGTCGATCTTGAGGACGTCAACAGACGCATTCTCGTCGCCCTTGGCGAGCACGATCGTAGGGTCGTCGCCGGAGCCGACTGCGGACAGAAGGTTGGCCAGATTGCGCTGAGCACCCTCCTTGAGAGCCGAGCCATCTGCAGTCTCGGTAATGATGGATCGCGAGAACATCGGGTAGCCGTCGAACCGGGCGTGGTCCTTGGGGTCGCCTGCAGCCGCTTCGAGTTCGAGCACGATGAAGAATCCCATCGAGCCGGAGTTGTTCTTGCCGAACTGGATCTTCTTGATTACCGAGCGGTAGAAGCCACGCTGAGTGGGCTCTGGTCCGTCATAGGGTTCGAACCCAGACTTGACTTCCTCGGACTTTGACTTGATCTTGATGGAGGGCATTACTTGCTCCTTCTTTTCCTTGGTGTTGCGGTTGTGGATGTTGCGGTACGCTTTCGCGTGCTCGCGGTTGCCGACGCGCTCTTACGCGCCGGGGTCTTGCTCGTCGCGGCCTTGCGCTTGGCAACGGCTTTGTCGATGATACTTTGCATCCTGGGCAGCGTCAGGTCAACCCGCTTCTTGCCTAGGGCGTTGAAGCGATCCTTCCCTCTGAATGGACCATTCTGCGCGAAGTGGAGGACGCGGTGTTCTACGCCTTCGTCATCCTCTACGACCTGCCCGTAGCCGACCACATTCATGTAGCCAGCAACCATCTGGGCAATGGCACCCTTCTGTCCGTGGATGGCCGGGGCGAAGTACTCCACGCCCTCGTTGTCCTCGTGTGTCTCGATCCACGCCGTGTAGCCAACGTTGATCGGGAGATCGTTGAACTGCTTCACGAGCGCCAGCAGCATGTTCTGTGTGCGCTGGTAGTTGCCCTGAGTTGGGACGAACTGGTCGATGTGTGGCTTGCCCTTGCGCTCAAGCTCGATGTTCAGCAGCTTGGCCATCTCGCTTGCTTCCGAGATGTTGTCGATGACTACCCATGTGATGCCCAACTCTTCGATGCCACCGTCGCGCAGATACTTGTACGCCTCGATGATGTCGTTGTAGTCGGTCACCGCCCACTCTTTCGCGTTTGAGCCCTGCATCCAAGCGGACACAGTTCCCTCCGGGTCGGTAGTGATGTACAACAGCTTGTCTTCGGAACCGTAGAACACGGTCTTGCCGAAGCCCGGGCTGGCACATATCAAGAGATGGATGTACTGCCCGGTGTTGCCAAGCGGCTGCACCTTATCGGGGATCGCCATTCGATCCTCCTTCCAGAATTACGATGCTGTCTACTCGCTCCAGGATCTCGTCCAAGCGCGATGTGATGTAGTTGCAATCTTCCTGCCCGATGTCGCCCATTGCGAGCGACCTGATCGTCCTCTTCTTGACCGCAGCGAGCTCACCCGGCGCGGCCTCTAGAATTGACTTCATTCTGCACTCTTCCCACGATAGACCTCGTAGGGAGATTCCCGATGGTACATGGTTTCCTTGAAGGTCTCCACCGACGCCTGATCGCCCTGTTCGTCCAGCTCGCACATGCGACTAAACGGGCACCAGCTACAGTCGCGAGTTGGCGTCTTCGTTAGCGGAAGATACCCCTTGCGATAAGCCTCCGAGAACACGGCTTCCTCTTGGATTCGACGGAACTGCTTCTTGCGTTCCTCCGTGGTCCGATAAAGGTCGTGTCGCTCGAAGTAAGCTGGTGGTTGCGACTTGGATACTTCACCAAAGACTTGAAGTCCCTGCGCATCGGCAAGCTCCTGCATTTGCGCGATGGTCATCTTGGGCAAATCCTCTTCCCAAGCCTCCATCTCCTCCGGCGGGGAATCTTCCCCATAGAGGTTCATGAGCGCGTTGATGTAGTGCTGCTTCATCGGCTTGTTGGTGTAGTGCCCTTCGGCGTTTCGCGGTCGCTCGTCGCGCATGGCTTTGCGCAAGAAGTTGTAGCGGATTCCAACGATGTTCTCGTTCCTCTTGAGGATGCCCTGCTTGCGCAGTTCGTACGAGGCAATCGCCCAGTAGCTTCCAGCTTGGTCGTCGAGCGGAAGATGTGCGAGGCTGATGGCAGCGGCTGTCTTGTGCTCCATCAGATAGATGTTCCCGTCGTCCAGATCCCGGAAGACTCCATCCCACGTGTAGTGGTAGCGAAGCCAGTCCTCTTTGCGAGGCCGGGTGCGACCGAAGATCTTCATCTCTGGTCGCGGTAGAACGATGCTTCCTGCGTGCTCAGTAGCGATGACCGACCAGCGGCTATCCTTACCGTAATGTTCGACGTAGCGTTCCAGCATGTCGATACCCAATGCACGCGCATCTACGTAGTCGCGCTCTTCGTCCTCGTTAGTCACGAGCATGGAGCGCTCGCCCTTGAGGAACTTCTCGAAGGTTTCGGCGGGGTGTGGACCACGCTTCAGACCTTTCAAATACCAAGCCGCCAAGCCCTCGTGAACCGCCGAGCCGAACCAAAGCGGGTTCGCCGCCCGGTTGGGGCGTAGCTCTTCGACGGAAGACCAATACCATTGCTGAGAGCAGTGCTTCAACGAGCGGCGCTCGCTGGTACGCATCTCCAACGTTGTCATGGTTTCTCCTTTGGGTTTTGACTAACGGAAGATGAGGAGCCGGTTCGCGACCGACCCCTCATCCGATTAGAAATCTCCGTCGGTGGCTGCAGCCTTCGCGGGACGACGACGGGTGGTCGCCGGAGCAGCCTTGCCCTTGGCAGCTACCTTCTTGGCTGCAGGCTTAGCAGCGGCCTTCTTGGTAGCGACCTTCTTGGGCTCTGCAGCTTTAGCCTTCTTGGCTTCAGCAGCGGCTTCAGCCTTGGCCTTGCGGTCAGCGGCACGCTGCTCCTTGTTGGCCTCGCGCTCAGCAGCCTTAGCCTTGCGAGCTTCCTTCTCCTGCTCGACCTCGATAGCACGAGCGGCGATCCGCTCCTGGTTCTCGTCGCTCTTCTGGAAAGCGCCACGGAGAGCCGAGCCGAGGTAGACCGAACGGGCGTCTACTTCTTCGCCGGTCTCGCGGGTCAGCCAGTCGGCGAACTCTTGGATGCGAGTGGGGATTGCCTTCTCTGCGTAGTTGGCGAACTCAGGCTCGCCCTTCTTCTTTGCGCGGCGTCCTGCAACGTCAGTCTTCGAGGTTGCCTTCGCAGCAGCAGCGGTCTTCTTTGAAACGGCCATGATGTCGTACTCCTTGGTGAATTGAATTTCGGATTTGTTTTGTAAAGACAGGGAGGATCGGAACCGTCCGCGTTCCAGTTTGATCCAGCCGCGATGCCGTAGCGCCGGATCCTCCCTGTCTTGCTTACGAGGTCTACTATGCTCCATCGAAAGGAGTTTCGCAAACTTAGTTCAGACTTTGTTCGAAGTTTCTTTCAGTTTCTCTTATTCCATTCGTCCCTCTTCTGCGAGATATGGGCGGTCGAAACTCGAGAATGCCCATTTGTGGGTTTTTCGAATCCCGGGCGAGTTGCACGCTGCCCGTCGCGCTCCGGCTCCACTCTCGTGAAGACGGGCTTCTCGCGATCCACCTTCGCCTTGTGGTGCTCGTAACCCAAGCCGAAACCAAGCGCCCCGGCGACTGCCATGCCAATAGCGGCGAACACGAATTCCATCTATCCATCTCCTCTGATAAGGTGCAGCGCCCGTTTGACGCCGCGTCGCCCGTCGAGCAGCTTGTGCTGCAGATCGTGCTGTGTCCAGTTGCGCTCGGCAATGGTCTGCTCAATGGTGCCTTCGGTGCGGAGATAATGCCACATGCGGGGTGACACCCGACCGCTTCGGTTGTTGATGCGCCCTTCAAGCTGCACATGGTCGTCTGCGACCCAAGTCTCGTCGGTTATGACCATCTCGTCGCACCACGCGTCGAGGTCGATGGAGACACCACCAGTTTGCGTTTGGATGAGCATGACGCGGTACTTCACGTCCAGGCTCTGGAACTTGGCAACAGCCTGTTCCCTTCGCGCTCCGGTTACGCCACCGGTGATCTTCAGTGTCGGGATCTTTCGCCGGGTAAGCTCTTCCTCCATGGCGTCGAGGATCTCGGTGAATTGCGACGCGATTACATACTTGTATGCGACGCCCTTCTCTGGCAACCACTCGCTCGTCTTCTTCCCGGTTATGCCCCGGGCGCTGAGGAACTCCACGATCCATTCCCACTTGGGGGAGTTCATGCTGGGAACGAGCTTGCCACCAACAGACCGCCACTCGCCCCAAGCCAACTGTTTGAGCCGGGTGAGCTCGCTGAGCAAGCCCTGTCCGCTGAGCGTGCCACCAAGGATAGAGGCTTCTCCATCCTCCTCGAACTGGGCATACTGCTTCTTGTGCTTGGGGCTCATCTCGACCATTACGTCGACGCGCTGCCCAAGCGGGAGATCGGGGCGTGCCTCTGAGCGCGTCCTGCGGATGACGTAGCGGTCGACGAGCTTGTGGAAGTCCTCCCGGCGCTCAGGATCGATCCCGAATACCTCCATGCCGAAGAAGCCCTTCACGTGCTCCATGTAGTTCTCGACGAACGCCCAATAGCCTCCGGTCTCGGCTCCGAGCCAGTCGAGCGTTCCCCACAGATTGACCTCCTGACCTCGCAGTGGAGTTCCGGTTAGCGCCATCCGCTCTTGCGACTTCAGATCCAGCATTCCCTGCGTGGACAGGGTGATGTTCGACGGCTTGTAGGCGGCGAAGATCTCGTGGCTCTCGTCAACAGCAAACGTCGTCCACTCGTGGTTTAGAATCTCTGGCCAATCCTCCTTGCGCACCGTTCGCTTTGGGATGTGTCCCCGGGTGATGTGGTGCTCCTTCTTGAACTTGGCCTTGCCCGCTTTCACATCCTCTTCCCAGACATCGCAAGCCTTGCAGAGCTTACCATATTGACGCCGGAGCATGGCCGGATTCACGACGAGGAACTTGGTCTCAGAAGGATCGTCGAAGAACGCCTTGATTGTGTCCCGGCGCTTCGCAGCACCCTCCGGAACGCCATACACGGTCGCACCCGTCCAAAGTGTGATCTGGCGAACCCATGTGCTGTAGATTGCCGTCTTCGGACACGACACGAGATGGGTTCCCTTCCACAGACCGCTTTCCATGATGCCGGCAAGCATCGTAGCCGTCTTGCCAAGCCCGGGTTCGTCAGCCAGAAGATATGAGCCGGTCACCTTCGCGAACTTGGCTGCTGAGCGCTGATAGGTTCTGTCCTTCATAGCCTCGGCGAGCTTGGGCGCTATCTTGGCTACGTTGGTCGAGGTGGCGTCGTGGTGGCTCGCGTATCCCTTTGCCCGTCGTTCCTTCGTCCGTTCAGCCTTAGCCCAACGTAGCAGCGCTGGTGTCGGTGCAAGCTCCTTGCCAAACACACGACGCATGCGACGAAGCGTTGCCATCGACAAGGGGTATGTCCACGCCTTCTTTGTCGGCGACCAGTTGTGCCCCGGGATGGACTTGCATTCTTCTGCGATAGAGGGTCGCCACCCGGCGCGAAGTTCAACCCGCTTGTGGCGCTCGTCTATGTCGATATGGATCTTCATAAATCTCCTTGGTGGAAGAGAACGGGGCGGGGAGATTGCCCCTCTCTCCCCGCCCGCATCCTTATCTTACTTGACCGTAACGATCTCGCCCTTGACCGGGCGGGAGAACCAACCGAACTCGACATCGTCCGAGCTAGCTGCAACGGTCGCAACGAACTTCACGACGGCACCCTTGGCCATCGGGAACCATCCGTCTTCGAGGCCGCGCTCTTCAAAGTCGTCCTCGTCCAAAGCTGCGATCCAGCGGTCGTAGAAGTCGTCGATGAGGTTCTTCTGGAGCGTTCCGTAAACGCGGAATCCACGGTTGTCTTCAACAACAACTTTGACCGTCGTTCCGAAGTCGCTTTCCTTGTTCTTGATGGAGATGATCTTGCCCATGACTTCGATGCGACCCTCTTCAACATGAACCTTGGGGCGGTTCTCTTCTTCGAGGCGCTGGTTCATGATCTTGCGGACGGCGGCGATCATCTTCTCGCTGAAGCCCTTGTTGATGGAGTCGTGGTGGTTGAGCGAGTTGCGGACGTCAACGAGGAACTGGCTCTTCTCGCGGTTGGGGTTCAGGTCGCTTCCGTCGGGAAGGAATTCTTCCATCTCGAGACCCATGAGGAATTCGTAGACGTCGGGAGCTTCGGTCTTCAGCTTGTTGCGCTTGGCTTCCATCTTCTCTTCGCGAGCCTCGAATTCACGCTCGCGCTTGCGGGCAGCGGCCTTGCGACCAAGGTTCAGCTTGTGAGCCCACTTGGTTGCTTCTTCCAGCGTTCCAAGGTGCGCTCCCAGCTTGCCAGACGGGTCGTTGCGGCATACGTAGCAGAGGCTGTCGAAGCCATCGAATGAGTAGTGCCCGGTTCCGCCACAGCGCTTGCATCCCTTGAAGTGCTCGCCGTTGTGAACCAGTACGGGGATGCCCTCGATCTCGATCGTCTTGGTGTTAGTCATTTTGGAGTCCTTTCCAATTCTACTTGTCGGTTCTTATTCTTCTTCTTGGCGCTCGTCGCACTCGGAGCAGATCGTGATTTCAACTCCGTTGTCGTCGACTCCAGCGGTCTCGATGGCGGAAGATTCGCAGTTCCAGCAGTTGTCCATTTTAAGCTCCTTGGTTGGGGTGTAGTAATAGTATGCTCCATGTTTTGCTATTTCGCAAATCGGGTTGGAAAGAAGAACCCCGGCGCACTCGGCAACCGGGGTTCCGCTTCAATCTACTTTGCGTCGATCCAAGCGCCGTTTACATCCTGGATCATGGTGCCCTTGTTGACACTAGTGGCAACCTTCAGGTCTGGAGCAACGCCTTTCCAGAAGCCCTTGTAGGTTGAGATGGCCACGACGAACACGAGCAGGATCGTGGTGACGACTCCGGCTCCCGTGAACGCTCCGGTCAACAGCGCGGTGACTGCGCCAACCACGGCTGAGAACAGGAACGCAACGATCGACTGGATGCGAGTGGACCAGCCCGTCTGGATGATCAGATCCAGAACGATCGGCGAGAAGAATCCAACAACCAGCGACCACATAGCCGCATCGGTCAGCCCTTGGGGGATTTCGATATTCATGGTGTTACCTTTCGTTTTCGCTGCCCAAGTCGGGAAGCGTTTGTTCAAGGATGAGGAGATCTTCATCATCCGGCCATGGCATGGGGTGTGGACCAGACCAAGCTGTTGCAAGCTTCATCAGATAGCGACGAACCGCCCCGAGGAAGGTTTCCTGATGATGCTTCACGCTGCTCACGTCATCCACCGCTTGGGCAATCTTTTCCTCCATGGACTTCATCGATTCTCTGAGCGCTTTGTTGTCTGCGATAACCAGCGACATGAACTCGTTCTGGGTTCCAGTGAAGTGCTCCAGAGCCTTGCCGGTGTCGCCAGTTGGAGGCTTGGTCTTGCTCGGCTTCTTCGAGGAATACATGACGCCCAGCAGCCCGATGATCGCGACCCCGATTGTGCCACCGGTGGCCACAAGCGCTTTGAGTAGCTCTACGTTTTCAGGAGACATGACGTGCTGGCCTCAATTCTCTCGATATGTCGAGGATCCGCCATGCTGTTAGGGACAGCAGGACGAGCGATATCGGGAGGGATGGAACTCGCAAAGTCTCTCCGACGACGGCGGCGACCACCACCAAGCTTATCGCGAAGAGAAGGAGCAATGTAACGAGGAACACGGCACCAACCGCTTCGACCCATGGCGTCTTGTATTCCGCCACGATACCGAACAGCGCAGTCGCTCCAGAAACGAACAAGCCGTAGCTCCATATGTCTGCGTAGATTGGGCCAAAAACATATCGGATGCTGCTGGTCGGCGAGTCGAGAATCAGCAAGCCATACGCCAT